TGTTGACAGGACAGACCTTAATGCTATAACACTCAACCACGTTGAGACTGAAATTGACGAAACTGTATGGGCATACAATAAAGTTGGAGATATTATTCCATATATCATTAATAATGTTCTTTGGACTGTATCTGGTTCTCATGGATTAACTCAGTATACCGATACTACACTTACCGATTCTAACAATACAGTATACTCTCAGTTTACTCCTACTGCGGCAACTTATAATGCATCGACTGGGGAAATGGAATTGACGATTGGGTCACATAGTTTGACCACCAGTAGTCAAATATCTCTTTTAACTGGAGGTATTGTATTTACCTGTAGTTCTGATAATGATGTAACTCAGCATGCTTATCCAAGAAGTGATGATCCTGCATATCAAAGGGTACTTAAAGTCTCTGCGACTACTGCTACTACTATTACGATAAATGTTGGTGCATCTCCTACAGACCAACAATATACTCACACATTTGTTTCTGCGTCAAGTAATTCAGTAACACTTCTAAACTATACTATTGGAGATTGTTCAGATGTTGCATCGACATCAGATAATCTGCTCAACATTCTGATTGACACGCTTACAAATGCAGACCTAGCAAGTCCTGTTGACCATCTTGGAACAATTACTAAGGTATCACCTGCTGTTGAATACAGTGGTGCTACAGTTGATAGTTTCTTTGAAGAGACACTGCAAGCAAACTATACTGATAATCCAAATGATATTCTTTATACGAATAGAATTGGTGCTAGTGGGCAGTATAGATTCCGTGATGCTGCAACCTTAATTCGTTCAAACAGAACTGCTATTGTTGATAAGGCAGCATTTGATATGCTTACCAGGTATCCCGATCTTGCTCAGTCAATGCCTAGAAATGCTGATGGTACAAGCACTGCTGGTACAGAGCGTTGTAAAGCGGACTTGGGTCTAATTCTTGATGATATCGCAACTGATATTGAAAATGGTGGTAATAAGACAGTTGCAACCACATCCAAGTTTTATATTGGAAATAATAATGTTCTGCAGCATATTCGTTTGCAAGTTTGGCAATCTGTATATGCACACGAAAGACTTGGTTTCTATGCGAAGCAAGCAATCAATGGAGATTTGACTACTGATAATACTGATGAACTTATCATTGGTGATTGGGGTATTACTAATGACGCTGGTCAGTGTGCTAATGTTCAAACTGCCATCGACAATCTTATTACTCTTCTTAATGACACAATCGCTCCTACTGGTGCAGATTTTGGAATTGCTGCTGATAGATTGCACTTTAATAGAGACTTTATGGCAGAGGAGGCCACAGGTCTTCTTGATAATGAGTTCACTTATGTCTTAAACAATATTACATATAGAGCATTTGATTATCCAAATGGTGATGCTGGTAGAACTAAGTGTCAGAGAGATTTGAAACTAATTATTATTAGTGCAATCTCAGATCTTCAAACTGGTGGAACTAATAGCACTATTGATGCAATCGAACTTTATTTGAAAGCAAATCTTCAGTTAGACCATATTGAAGACCAACTTTCTGCAACTATCTTTGGTATCGAAAGTCTTAGAAATGTTGGTCTTAAAGCAATTGAAAATCTTCTCTATAGTACTGGTTCATCAGTAACAGGTGATCAATATGCTGGTCAGTATGCAACTTCGCCTGCATACCGAGATTCTGAATCAATGACTAATGTTGAAGCAGTTAAGTCAAGATGGGGAGAACTGATTGATATTGCAGTAAGGATCCTTTCCCCTGCTGGTATTCCTGGAAGATATGCTTCTCAGCAAATGGTGTTCAATAAAAACTATTATAGAACTGAAATTACAAATACAATTGTAGACCAGTTTGGTGCAGGAACATGGCAATATGATTCATTCCTTGATGGATTAGTCGATAATCTTTCTCATGATATTATTATTACTGATACCTCATCTTCTAATACTACCGAAGCAAGAAGAATTTCTCTTTCTAGAGAAGGTGTTGTGAGTGAACTTGTATTCACTGCAGGTGCGGGATATCAATCCTTACCAACAATTGCGTTCACAGCACCTTCTGCAGGCATTACAGCAGCAGCAGTTGCAACTCTTGAAGCATCTGGTCCTCTTGCATCTATCACCATCACTGACGGCGGTGCTGGATATACATTGCCTCCTGATATATCGCTTTCAGGTACTAATGTAACCAATGATGGTTTAACAGCAGTTCTTACTAGTGATGCTGTCACATCCATGGTTTATGATGGTAGAGTTTGGGACGCAAATGATTTTGCATCTGTCGGAACAGGTACTGAAGCACAAGATGCTGGTACTGGCACGGGAACTACAGGAGGTTTTGCTGGCGGTGGTAGACACATTAGATTTGGTGCTGCATCTGGTACTAGATTTGTTACTACTGATAATTTAGATACTACAGGGTATGATAAGTTCCGTGCATATGTAATCGCTGGTAATGGTAGTAATGGTGGTGATGCTCCTGAAACTGGTACTAATAATGAAGATTTAGAGCTTTACTATCGTGTTGGCGCTGGTGCTTGGACTTATGTTCAAGACCTTATCAGTGCTTCAAATATTGCAAGTTTTGCTACTTGGACTGCAGTCGAAGCAAATCTTCCTGCTGCAGCAAAAGCGTCCAATGTATCTTTCAAAATACAACAGACTTATTATGAAGATAGTGTTAGCTTCGATCATTATGGTCTTAAGAGACTTGGTGTTATTGACGATAATAAAGAATTTGAAGGTGTTGTCACAATCTCTGTTGCTGATGCAGCAGAAGAAACTGCATCTACTACGGAGGCTGCAGCATCATTCATAACACTTCGTGAAGTTAATAGTGTAACTATCACTAACCCTGGACGCGGGTATGATCCAGCATCTCCTCCTACAGCAACATTTAGTGGAGGTAATCCTAGCACTCCTGCAACAATCACTAACATTAACGTTGTTCTGGATACTTCCAGATTTAGCAATGGTGAGACCTTAACATCTAGTGGTGGTGGAACTGCTATAGTTCTTGAAGATACTGGTAATGCAGTTTATATTGGTCCCATTACAGGAACAGTATTTGCTGATGCAGATACATTGACTGGTGGTACAAGCAATGTAACATCAACCATTCCTACAAGTGGCGTAGGAACAGTCTTTGATTATTACACCAACGTTGGTAATGTACTTACATTTAATGATGCAAGATTGATTCAATCCCCCATTGCATCCGAGTTCTCTGTAACTAATTTGTGGACTAATCCTGAAGCATTTGAAGTTAATTGGACTACTGTTGACGCTACATTTGCTGTTAACGATATTATTGCTCCAGATGGAACACAAACTGGAGAAAAAATTATTGCTAGTGTTAGTGGAACTAACCATGGATTGATTAGAGATTATAGTCTTAACCAGTTTACGACCATGGACTCTGGTAACGTTACCTTTGATTCTGGTAATGATACCTTTGATGCAGGTTCAATTACTAATGAAGAAGATCAGACATTTACAAGTTCGGTATTTGTCAAATCTGCTGAATATAGTAGAGTTAGATTTGTAATTTCCTTGGACGAAGGACTATCAGGAGAACAAACTCTCTTCTTTGATGTCAATTTGGCAGATGGTTCTTTTGGGTCTATTTTCCAAACTCAGGGTGGTTTAATTTCTTATGAAATGAATACTGTTCCTTTTGGTGATGGGTGGTATAGAATTTATGCAACATTAAGATTCTCCTTCGGATTTAGTACTCTGAGGACTAGGATTAGAATTAAAAATGAAAATAATCAATCCACTTTCAATGGTGATGGAAGTTCGGGCATTTACGTCTGGGGTGCTAAACTGAATAAGGGTGCATTTGATGCATATACTGCTGTTGGTGGAAAATCATTCTTCTCTAATACTGAGTATAATGTTAAGTTATTTGCTTTAGACTTACTAGAAGACTATATCGAAAGTGCTCTTGATGGTGCTCTTGCTACTCCAACTCCAAATGGTTCCTACGCATTCGATAATACTACTTGGAGATCTGCATATAATACTGATGAAATTCTTACCATCGTTAGAGAAAATATTCAGTTCTATAGAAACCAATTAGGCAATTCCACATATTATGTGGACATAATAGTCAATCCTGGTATTTCTATCCCTGCCAGAGAATATGGCATTAGTTATGTTCCTACAGGTGCTGGTGGTGGATTATCTACCTCAGATTACTTCTATGGACAATATAGCGATCAAAATGCCGAGCTTGAATCTGTCATTCTTAATGAAGCACAAGTTGCTAAAGTTTATAAGAGATTCCGTATTGATGGAGACATCACTGATGGTCCTTATACGATGGGCGAATCGGTTCAGAAACAAGGTGATTCTAATGTCACTGGTCTTGTCTATGGATTCCATGAAGATGAAAATTACAAGTATCTAGATGTAGAAATTACTGGCGGAACTTGGACGATCAATGATATTATTCAGGGTTCTGCAAATACCACTACTGCAACATTAAGTGCAATTGAAAATAGACTTCATATCATCAAACTAAAAGGTGATTTTGTAAATGATATTCCTTTCTATGCGTACACCAGCGAGCAGTCTGCTATACCTACAGCATTCTATAAAAATGAAGCGGCAGTTTTAGATAATCGTGGTGGTAAACTAACAGTTGATACCAGTACCTTAAATGGTACATTTGATAAAAACTCCGTTGTTTATTCTAGCAATACTGAACTTTATATTGATGTTCAGCAATATGAAGGACTTGACGTTAAAATCGGGGATAAAATTATCTCAGGCGGAAATATTCGCTATAGTTTCTCCACAAGTGTAGCAGACTTTACAGTTGGGCATTACATTTATAAACTCAATTCTGGTGGTGGTAGAGACACAAGTAAGAGAGCGATTATTACTGGTAAAGATACTGACAACGATTATCTGTATATTGCTCCTATTGACGGAACATTCGTTATCACTGACTCAATTGGTGATTTTGGTGCAGCAGGTGGTGGTGCAAATACTATTGCTACGGGCACGATTAGTACTGTAGTTACTACTACAGGAAGTGCATCTGCACTTATTGGTAATATCGTTTCAGTTGGCGTTAATAAGAGACTTTATCTTACTCGTGTCATTGGAACTTGGGGAGTAAATGATTATGTTATCGGGAAGCAAAATTATAAATCTGTCGTACTTGATAAAGTTATCTCACGCGCCCGCGTGAAGAGAGCATTCAGAGGATTTGATGGTGTACAAACTACCTTCGATCTCTCTATCACTAATGGTACAGCATACCTGCCCGATCCTGCAGGACACATGCTTATCTTTGTCAATGGTATCCTACAACCTCCTGGTGCTGGGAATGCATATAATGCATTCTCCGATAAGATTCAATTCGCAGAAGCACCTGATCCAGGTTCAACATTTACTGGATTCTATGTTGGTAAATTGAGACAGTTGGATGATATTTCTTTCGAGTTTGATTCTTTACGTCAATCATTCAACTTGAAACGTGATGATGTTTTCTATTCATTGACTCTTACTGAGGGCGTTCAGTCTACAACAATCAGACCTGAGAATAATATCATTGTCTCGCTCAATGGGGTTATTCAAGAACCAGGTGTTGGTTTTGAGATTGTTGGTTCGAGAATCATTTTCTCAGAAATTCCTAGAGTTGGTTCTAGTTTCGCTGCATTCTCGTATGTTGGTTCTGAAGCAGACGTTGACGCTGCTGAAGTTGTTCCTCCTGTTGAACCTGGTGACTTCTTAGAGATTCAAGGTGAGACAGAAGACCGTGAGGTCGCTGTTATCGAATCCTCAAACTCTCTGATCACTTTTGATTATCTTGGTTCTGTCTTCGGTCAAAATGCTAATGCAACAGCAATTCTTACTAGTGGATTTATTCAAAAAGTTAGTGTAACCTCACCTGGTTCTGCTTATACAAGTAGACCTGTTGTTAGGGTTGATTCTATCAGTGGATTTAATGCTGACATTCGTGCGATTGTTGGAATTAACACTGTTGAGGTTAATAATATTGGATCAGGATATAAAAATTCTACCATTGATGTTGAAACCGAAGTGCCTGATGACTGGACTATCCCCAATCTTGCAGACTATGGTGAAGAAACAGTTGACTATCTCTGATAAATAACTAAAAAACTAGCACGAAATGGCTAAACAAACTCTTGGATTAGGTGGCGCAGCGAATGACAGCACGGGGGACACCCTCCGTGTTGGTGGTGATAAAATCAATGATAATTTTGATGAAATTTATTCTACGCTCGGTAATGGTTCTGCCTTAGCACTGACCACCGCAAATGCTGCTAGTGGTCATGTATTAAAATATAATGGCAGCAGCTTTGTTTCTGCCGACTTTGCAGTGCTCACAGCATCTCTAGATGTTGATTTATATGGAATTATTTCTAGTGACAATGGGAATATTCCAATTACTCCTAACGGAACAGGAGATGTAGTTATTACCGCTGGAGGAACAGCAACTACTTTTGAAGGTTCTGATGGAACAGTTGATTTTCCCACGTCAATTAAGTATAAAAATGAATATACTGCAATTGGCAATGCACCTACTTCAGCAACATATCCTGGATATTTTTTCACCGTTGATGGTGATGATAATCCTTATGTGAACATTAATATTACTGCAGGTGGTGTTGGTGATACTTCAGCAGCACTTCTTACGCAGTACTCTAGTGTTAACGATCTTGGTGATGTTGATACAACCACTACTGCCCCAGTCAATGACCAGGTTTTAAAATGGAGTTCTACTTCTAGTAAATGGTTACCTCAGGATGACCAGTCTGGTCTAACTAATCTTAATTTATTTGCAACAATAACAGGAGATACTGGAAGTACAACAGCGGATAGTTCTGCAGATACACTAGTAATTGCTGGTGGTAGTAATATTACAACATCAGTTACTGGTGATACAGTCACTATTGATTTTTCTGGTGTTGTTACCAATACACTTTCTGGTATGACAGATACCGACTTTACTGGACTGACTCAGGGTGATAACTTGTTCTATAATGGAGCATCTTGGGTAAGAACAGCAAGTCCCCTTACTTGGTGGGAACTTGGTGCTAGTGGCTCTAATGACTATACATTTAGCGGTCCTGGTTTTCCTGTAACAGCTAGTGACCCTACGATTTATGTTCATAGAGGGTTTACTTATGCTTTTGATAATACTGCAAATGGTGCGGCTCACCCATTTAGAATTCAATCCACAACTGGTTTGAGTGGAAACCCGTATACCACTGGACAATCGGGTAATGGGCAAACAGTTTTGTATTGGACTATTCCTATGGATTCACCCAATACTCTTTATTATCAGTGTACAGTACACGCTGCTATGAACGGCACTATCATCGTAGTAAACTGAGGGTATAAATGGCAAGAACAGTTCCTGGATCAGGCGCACAAATTAAGCCGATCTTTGATAATTTATTCGGTGTTCGTGCCGTAGAAATAATCAATCCTGGTATAGGGTATGATTCTACAGATCCCCCTAGATTGACTATCACGGGTTGCGGCATTCCTGAAGCAGAAGCATTATTATATCCAATTATTGATGAGGATTCTGGTAAGATTATTCATGTCAGAGTCTTAGAAAGAGGACGTGGATATGATCCTTTAAGATTGCAGATTGTTCCTACATCAGAATCTCTAGGTGTTATTGATTCTTTTGATATTAATAACATCTGGCAAAACTATCCAAGATCTCTCACTTCAGGGACTTTTGAAATTGATTCTGAGGGAAATTTAGTAGATAGACTCAGAATTGTTAGTGATAATGATCCAAAACCAGCAGACATTATCTCAGAAAGAGAAGGGTCGGGTCTAATATCAGATAGAAATTTTGACCAAGTTTTCATCTATAGAGGTGGTAAGCAGGTTCCTTTTGGACAGAATAGAACATTTCAAAAGAATAAGTCACTTGGCATTATGGCAAATGGTGTGTTCTTACACACTCCAGAGTGGGGAGCATCCGCTGGTGATGCACCTGTAGGATTTGAATTAGATAGTGTACTAGAATCTAATGTAAAGCAATCTGATATTTATGATGCGATTATTGACAGTAATACATATTACTATCAATCTTCAAGATTGATCAATCATTTTAAATTAAAACATAGTGTTCTTGACTGGGGTCTCCATAAAGTATTTACTTGGAATCTGAAAGTTGAGTATGGGAATCTTTTAGTAGACATATCAGACTTAAATGAGACTATTGGTCTTGTAGAAGTAGGTAGAACTATTGTAGAGATTGGTGGTGATGCCGAGGCAGAGATTGTAAAGATTATAAGAAATTCTCAAAATGAAATAACTCAACTTTATTTGAGAGATGTAACAGGAACATTTCAGGAAAATTCTACGGTTCTTGGTTCTAATGGATTCTCTCTCACTATTTCTAGTGTTCCACTTTCATTAAATCTTTTTTATATCAATTTTGGTGCTAATGCAGCATTATTTGGTTCTTTTATTCCCGACACATATTATCTAGCACCAGAAAATATTCAGGTAAGAAAAAATTATGTAATTATTTTTGATCAATCTGATGCATCAAATCAACAAGGTATAGGACATCCTATTCAATTTAGTACTACTCCTGACGGAGAGTTGAATAGTGGAAGTTTATTATATAACAGCACTGGCGCTTCTGCAGCAGCTGCTGCTGATTATGAAGATTCATTCAGAAGCATTTTCATCATGAATGAAGATGAAACTAATGATATCTACTTTTACTGTAAGTATCACAGATACATGTCTGGATATGCAGGACAAGAAGGATACATAAGTTTAAGTACTGTCCCAGACACTGAAGAATCTGAGAATACTTATTATATCAATGATTTCTTCAAAGAAAGAGTTACTCTCACACCAACAGACTTTCAAAATGGAGTTGATTATAACTTAAATCTCAGAAATTCTAGTGTTGTTAGTTCAGGAACTGGTACAGGAAGCCTTGGCGGATTTGATATTGGCACTCACTTTAGATTAAATGGTAATGCGGGACAGCGATGGGTAAGATTTGATCTAGATTTACGAGATGTTGTTACCTTTGACGTTGAAATAATCAGAGGTAATGATTCTAATGGTGGAGAAGAGCCTGATAGTGGTGAAGAACTTCGCATATATTTTGCATTCAATACTTCTTATGGTTCTATTTCGATTGCCAATTATAACGACTCATCATTCGATACACTTAAAACTGTAACAATTGCAGTTCCTCCTGCATCTAGAAATAACAACCAAACGGTATTCCTATATCAAAACGGTGCTACTGGCGCTGCTTTCGATCATTGGGGTATTAGAAATATTACTGCTGGTGTTGGAGATACTGATTTCTCTAGGCATCCAGATGGTCACTCCAAAATTCTTGGTATGTCCTTTGATGGATATCCCATATACGGTCCTTATGGATATTTTGGTAATAATAGTGCTGTCCAAAGAGCAGCAGATTCTTACAGATTAAAAGTAGGAGCAGAAATTGATGGTGCCAGGGAAGAGGTAGTTAGTCCATCAACTACGACTTATGCGGTAACTGTTTCTAGTGGTAAATTTTTATATGATGGTTCTATCCCAAACTTCCTTAATTTAAAAAGAGGAAACACTTACATTTTCAATCAAGATGATGCATCGAATGACGGAAATATTTTACTATTATCTAATGATTCTGATGGTTGGCACCCAACGCAAGATGTTGGAGATGTTGGAAATCTAAGTTATCTATATCAACATCCAAAAATTACATATAGTTTAGATGGATCTGTAGTAACTTATTCTCAATATGTTACTGGATTTACTACTGCATCTACACGACAATTACAGATTGTAATTCCATCTGATGTACCTAGAACTCTTTATACCTATTCATATGCAAATGCTCAGTATGGTGTGAGGAGTGTTCAAGATGGATATTCCATGGGTATGTTAGTTCAAGATTATATCTATGATTCGACGGAAGGTGATTTAGATGAATTTAATGGGTTGTATGTAGTTACACCAGAATATCCCAATGGAACGTATGCATATTTCTTGACCGAATCTGCTACTGGAATACCTACATATCCTTACTGTATTGGACCTCAATTTTTTGGTGCTCCATTATTTGAAGGAGACCCTGTTCCAGCTCTTGCTTCTGTTTCTCCTTCTGGTGCAGAAGGAGAAGTTGTATTGAAAGATGACGGTTCGATCGATTATATTAGAATGACAAAAAATGGTGATGGTTATTTTGGAACTGCTGAAGCAAGAGTTCTTGGTGGTGAAGGTATTGGAGGAACTGCTTCTCCTGTAGTTCAAACTATTACTGGTCTTACTATTAGAAATGAGGGTAGAAGTTTTGCTACTCCACCAACTCTTGTATTTGAAGGTGGTGGCGGACAGGGTGCTCAAGGTGCTGCCGAAATTTCTACTTTAGGTAAGGTCACCTCAATTACAATCACTGATGATGGTGATTTCTATCAAGAACCTCCAACTATTTTAATTGATGGTGGCGGTGGTAGTGGAGCTAAAGCAATTGCAAATATAGATCAGGGAAAAATTAGTTCTATTGAACTTACAGATTCTGGACAAGGATATGTAAATGCTCCTAGGATTATCTTTACTAAATTAATTAATTTAAAGAGAAAAACCAGGACTAGACAATCGTTAAATTCTCAATTCCAATATCTGACAGGATTAACTAAAACAACTACTCCTGATGATACTGAGATCTTTGTCAACTCTACAAATGCATTCCCTGGTTCGGGACAATTCATTATTAATAATGAAACTGTTACTTACACTGGTAAAGCAACTGGTAAATTTACAGGTCTTACTAGAGGAACTAATTTTAATTATGACCAAAGAGTTATATTAGATTCTACTCAAGATGTTGCTGGTGTTTCTAGTTATAATTTTAATGTTGGCGACGTTATTACTAGAAGGGTTGAAAGTTCTAGTAATAAATTGGCAAAAGTATATGATTGGAATCCTGCTACTAAGGAACTTCTAGTAACTTTTGAAATTGATGAGTTAGCATTTATTGATGCTGGTTTTGCTGCTACTGAAGATGCTATTGTGCAGTTTGGAGGTGGATTACCAGATTCGACAACTTCATCCCAACTTCCACATAATACAATTGTTTCTATCGGCAGTGAAATTATAACCTTAACTGCTCCCATCTCAAGTATTCAGGATAGAACATTTGAGGATGATGATGAAAACGAAGATCCTGATAATCCTGGGGTATTTTTGGGAGATGGTATTCCTGATTTGATTAATACTGGTACTGATTTCTTTGGTCAGATTAATCTTGATGGTGGTATTTTTGATTCCTTATATGGTATTGAAGAAACTCAAGGTGGAACAAACACTACATTATTTGCTGTTGGGGATAGTATTTTAGATGCAACACCTTTTCCACAACAAAAATTTGCTACCATTTCTACAGCTGGTGGATTATCTGAAGGAGTTGAGCATGTTGCTCAAGTTAGAATTACTGTAGATAGAACTATTGGTAACGGTACAAACTTTGGTGTTAATGAGATTGTTACAGGATCTGTTTCTGGTGTAACTGGAACTGTAGTTTCTTGGGATAGTACTGCAGGAGTATTGGTGGTTACTAGTATCACTCCATTCAATACGGGTAATGTTAACAAAGGTGTTAACGGACTCCTATATGAGTTCTCTTCTAAAGGAACTATTATTGATGTTGTTGTTCAAGAACCAGGAACTAACTATTCTGCTGTTCCCACTGTAACAATTGAAGATGATGGAGATATTCAAGCAACTGTTACTGCAGTATTAACTTCTGCGGGAGACCAAATTCAATCATTAACCATTACTAATGGGGGATATGGATATAAACAGTATGTTGAAACTAATGTATTACATCCAACAGTTACATTCACAAATGATTCAGGGGATACTACAGGAGCAGGTGCTGCAGCATATGCTATCTTAGGTGGGGAAAACATTGTAGGTAATGCAGGTGCTTCTTATCGTATTAAGAGTATCGAATATCAGACAGTTGTACAAACCTCATAAATAGACAAGTAGAGGAACATTGTATCCATAGGAAATGGCAGCTTTACTTACTGATCAATTTAGAATTTTTTCTGCGAAAAAATTTATTAAATCTTTGGAGGGTCCTGATGCCAACCAAAGTGATACTGACGCTGGTGCAAATAGAGACAGACTCTATCTGTTTATTGGCAGACCACAATCTTGGGATAATGAAAACTCACCTCCTCAGGCGGTAGATTCTTTCTCTCAATTTTCGGCATCATATGATGATATGATTTCTCTGAAGCGAGTTCTTGCTTCAGATACAATTCAAGTTGTACGTAGAATTGACTGGGTTGCTCCAGAAGAGACTACTGGTGGATTAGGTTTCACTTATGACATGTATCGTCATGACTATTCTCCTAGCAGAACTGCTTCCTCTGGTGCTACGAAACTGTATGATTCCGACTTTTATGTCGTGAATTCTCAGTATCAAGTGTACAAGTGCATTTACAATGGCACTTCTCCCTCTGACCCCAACGGAAAACCCTCTACAGTTGAACCTACGGGCACTTCTACTGCTATTATCACCACTGGTGATGGATATCGTTGGAAATATATGTACACCATCCCCGTTGCTTCGGTTCTGAAGTTCTTCTCTGGGGACTACATGCCAGTATTTACTAATGATGCAGTAAAAACTAATGCTGTTGCTGGTGAAATTGATACTGTAGTTATTAACTCTGCGGGTTCGGGATATAATAACGGCACGTATGATAATGTCGCTATCAATGGCGATGGTACTGGTGGTAGAGTTTCTATTGTTGTTGATGGCGGTAAAATTATTTCTGCCACTGTAACATCAGGTGGTACTGGATATACATTCGGTAAAATCACCGTTGAATCAATTACAGGTATTGGTACTGGAACTGGCGCTCAGGTTGATGTAATCATTCCTACTCCTGGTGGTCATGGTTCTGACTCTGTTGTCGAACTAGGTTCCTTTAGAGTTATGATCAATGCAAAACTTTCATATGATGAAGGTGCTGGAGACTTCCCGATTGATAACGATTATCGCCGTATTGGTTTAATTACCAATCCTCTGAAATTTGGTACGGAAGAACTTATTGCGGATCTAACAGTTTCTGCTGGTAAAGCAGTTATTTTCTCCCCCACATTCCAAGGAAATTATTCTCCTGATGAAATTATTACACAAACAAGAGTTGTTGGTGGTACAAACGTCACTGCTCGTGCTCGTGTTATTTCTTGGAATCCCACAACAAAAGTATTGAAATATTATCAAAATGATGTTGACGGTATCTTCCCAGAAGTTACTGGTACTCAAAATGAATTTGATGGTTCCAACGTTATTAGTGGAGCTACTTCTGGTGCTGCAGGTACACCAGATACAAACTTCCCTGCCGTTCCAAACACATCCTCTAGAACTATTAATGCGACAGAGTATGATTTGGGTATGAAATTTAATAATGGTTATGCAAAACCTGAGATCAAGTCAAACAGCGGCAACGTTGTTTATATAGATAATAGACGAGCAATTAGTCGTGCAAACGACCAAGTAGAAGACATCAAAATCGTAATCGAGTTCTAATGGCACAAAATACCAATCTAAACGTCTCCCCTTATTACGACGACTTCGATAGGGATAAGAATTTTTATCGAGTCTTGTTCCGTCCTGGATTTCCAATTCAGGCAAGAGAACTTACTACGATGCAAAGCATCTTGCAGAATCAGGTAAAGAGCGTTGGCGCTCACCTGTTCAAAGATGGTGCAATGGTTATTCCAGGTCAGGTAGGTTATGATCTGAATGTTGACGCTATCATGCTTCAGGAATCATTCCTGGGTGCAAGTGTTGAGCAATATAGAAGTCAGCTGACAGGTAAGATTATTGAAGGTCTTACTTCTGGTATTAAAGCAAAAGTATTATATAGTATCTCTGAAAGCGATTCTGAGAAAGGTTATATCACATTATATGTGAAATATATTGAGTCTGGTGGAGAAGGTAATGCACAGACTACGTTCACAAATAATGAGCAGTTAATTACCAATGAAGAAATTACCTTCGGTAGTTCGCTGATTGAAGTTGGTTCTCCTTTTGCACAACTTCTTCCTACTAACTCTGTCCAGACTGGTTCTGTTGCATATGTTCAGACTGGTGTTTATTTCATCAGAGGATTCTTTGTAGACGTTCCATATCAGTATATCCTTCTGGATCAATATGGTAGTTCTCCACAATATAGGATTGGTCTAGATATTCTTGAGTCTATTGTTACTCCTGAGGATGATGTATCACTCAATGACAATGCTGCAGGAACATCTAACTACGCTGCTCCTGGTTCTCATAGATTTAAAATTGGTACAAGATTAATCAAAAAACTGCTCACCGATGATGCAGATAAAGACTTTATCGAACTACTTCGTATCAATGGTGATAGGGTAGAAAATCTTGTCGATAGAAGTGCATATAGTGAATTAGAAAGATCCTTAGCAACTAGAACTTACGAAGAGTCTGGTGACTATGTAGTTAAAGATTTCCAAATCACCGTAAGAGAAAACCTTGATGATGGTTTTAATAATGGTGTATATCAACTCAATGATATTACTAGTAGCGGTAGCGCAGCTAGAGAATCTCTGTATTCTGTTGAACTTGGTCCTGGTGCTGCATATGTTAGAGGATATCGTGTTAAAACACTCTCTCCAACATATGTCGATTTAGAAAAACCAAGAGATACCAAGGCAGCACAAAATGCTATCGTTCCCTTTGAATTAGGAAACTTTAGTATTCTCAATAATATACATGGATTTCCCAACTTCTCAGGAACATCTCTGGGAAATGCATATCAAACTTTAGAGATTCGAGATAGATTTACAACAACGCCAGGTACTGCTGCTGGTAATATTATTGGTTATGCCAGAGCGGCATCAATGGAGTACTATCAGAATCCTGATGGCACATTTGGTAATACAGATGATGAGTATAAAATAAACATCTTTGATGTTCAATTATTCACTGTTATTGAATTATCATCGAATGCATCCATTTCTGCTGGTTCTCTCGTAAAAGGAGTATCTTCTGGTGCAAGTGGTTTAGTTGTTGATGCTGAATCAGCAGACGATCACATTCAACTATATCATGTTGCAGGTTCTTTTGAATCTGGCGAAATGGTGACAGTTGATGGAATTAATCTAGACACCATTGAAAAAGTATATGATTATACTTATTCGGATGCAAGACAAATTCTTACTAGAGACGAAAATACTAATGCTATTGAGTTTACTGGTGATGTAGTTTTACAAGATGAACTACAACTTCAAGGTCTATCGTTTACATATCAAGATCTCGACGGTAATGTAACTGGTACATCTTTAGATGTTGCGGGTACAGGATATATTAGCGGTACTAATATTACTACCACTGGTGGTGACGGTACTGGGTTGACGGTTGATATTACTGCGAGCAGTGGCACGATTTCATCTGCAGTCGTTAATACTGCGGGTTCTGGATATTCAGTTGGCAATTCTGTTACTGTTGCAAACTCTAGAAGCACTGGTGTTAATACATTAGGTACTATTGCTACTGCAGGCACTGGATATACTGCTACTACTGGACTTGCAACAACTTCATCTGGTTCTGGTACTGGTCTTATTGTTGATATTACTGCGGATGCTAGTGGTGCCGTTCAAACAGTAGCAGTCAATTCTTCATCATTGTCAGATGGTAGTGGGTATGCAAATAGCGAAGTGATTACGATCACAAACGTTAATGCAAGTGGTATTGCTACTATTGACACCATTGGTGCTGCAGATGCTTCAAGAACTGCTGGTACATATACAATCGGTGCTTCCGATTACACCACAGATTCTGCTTCTGGTACTGGAGCAGAATTCTCAATTGTTGTTGATGGTACAGGTGCTGCAACAGTTACTATCACCACTGATGGTTTGACTTATGTTGTAGATGATACTTTTACTGTACAAGATGCTCAACTTGGTGGCGGCGGTGGTGCTGCTCTGACCTTTGATGTTGCATCTCTGCATGGTAATGGATGTACAGTTCCTGTATCTGCGATTCATGGCAATGGACAGACTCTAGAAATTACTGCAATCGGAAATTCCAGTATCGTCGGTCTCAATTCAAATTTTGCTGCAGATCTTCGTCCTGGTGATAGAATTTTCTTTAGTAAAACTGAATATGTAGATGTTGATTTTGTTTCTACTAATAATCTTACTGGAACTGGACCAGAGTATATCTTCGACTACTCTGCACAAAGAGTAAACATTACTCCCCCTTCTGCAAACTTTCCTGCTGCTGGAGATTACAATACATTAATTCGTTATAGAGCACAACTTTCTGGAAATGAAGAAAACTCAGATCTTCTGACCAGAATGCCTAAGGGATATATCAAAACAATTTCTGACGAGTCTATGACAGTTAGAAGAACTTTTGATTCTCAAACTGTCTCTGCCAACTCAGTATCTATTACTCTACCTGAAAATGAACAGTTCTCTGCAATCTCTGATGCCAATTATTCATTCACAGTTCTTGCATCAACCAATGGTTCATATCCAGCAGGTTCTCAAATTCCAATTGACACTACTAATAGTGGAAATTTAGGATATACTATCTTCACTTCTTCTGATAGAACTACTATTCAGATTAATAACCTGACTAATATCACATCAATTAAAGTAACTGCTACTATTTCTAAAAACGTTACTCAGAGAAAGACAAAATCTTCTCAGAAAATGTTTGTCTTGAAAGTTATTAAAACTATTCAAGACTTAGATAAGCAAAATTACAATCTTGCGTATCTTAATATTTACGGTACTAGAATTGAAGATCAAGAAATATCTTTAGGTCTTAAGGATGCATATAATTTGCATGCTGTTTATGAGTCTTTGGACGATAATGATCCAGTAATTCCATCAGTAACCTTAGTAGAACCTAAGTTCTTTGAGGTGGGTTCGATTGTTACTGGTAAAACTTCTAAAGCTAGAGCAAAGGTAGTTGAATTTGCATCTGGTTCTTTAAAACTTTCTGTTGTATATCTTAGTGGTCAATTTGTTTTGGGAGAAACTATCACTGGATTTGATAGTAATGGTGATGCTCTTACAGGTATTATTAACGATGCAGATGGTTCTGTAATTGTAGGTTCTAAAGTAGTTACTGATAGATATTTCTTACAACCAGGACAGACTGGATTTATGTATGATTGTTCTAGAGTTCTCCGCAAGAAAGGAACTCCTACTCCCATTAGAAAATTAAAAGTAGTTTTAGATTATTATAGTCACTCTGCTACTGGAGATTATTTCGGTGGTCAGTCTTACTTGGACACTGTATATGAAGACATTCCAAATTTTGAAGACAAGTATCTTGCAGATTACTTGGACTTCCGTCCTGGTATTAAAAACTTATTTAATGGTACTGGTACTGTTGCATCTCCAGCATTTGTAAACTGTTCTACTTTTGATTTTAAATCCAGAGTGTTTAACGTAAGTGGCACTCCTACAGCAACTGTATTTGATATTCCTAAGTTGAATAGTGATTTCCGTTGCGATTATGATTGGTATCTTGCTAGGACTGATAAATTATATCTTGATGAGAATGGCGATTTCCAAGTAGTTAAAGGTAAATCTGCAGAAGTTCCTAACGAACCAGATGATCTTCAGAATGCAATGCTACTTGCAATTCTTCGTCATCAACCATATGGATTTGATCCAGAAAAAGATGTTGCTATTGAAAAGTCTGATAATAGACGATATACAATGCGAGACATTGGTAAGATTGAAAATAGACTGAATCAAGTTGAGTATTACACTTCACTTAACATGTTGGAAAGTGATACAATGAACCTTAGCATCACCGATGTTAATGGTAATAATCGCCTTAAGAATGGATTTTTTGTAGATGACTTTACAAATCAGTCTATGTCGGCAATGAATCTAGAAGACTTTGGTGCTTCTCTGGATTATGTTGAAGGAACATGTCATCCTGCACATTACACAACGAATATTGCATTAGTTGTAAATACTAATCTAAGTTCTGGGACACAGACAACTGGTCCTATCATCACTTTACCATATACAGAGTCGTTGATTATTGATCAACCATATGCATCTCGTGTGGAGAATGTCAATCCATTCAACGTCTTTACATATATTGGTCGTATTGATTTGACACCATCTTCGGATGATTGGATTGATACAACCAGAGTTCCTGCTCTAGTTACTAATGTTGAAGGAAACTTTGAATCTCAACTCCGCGCACAAGGAGCAGGCAACGATGGTTTTGCTCCTGTTCAATGGGGTTCTTGGAGAACAACTTGGAGACGTAGAAGACGTAGAACCAGAACAGTTAATACTCGCCGTCGTTCAAATTGGGGAAGAGGAAGAGCAACTGATAGAATTACAAGAGTTACAACGATTAGAAGACAAACTAGAGAGGGTATTAGAACCCAAGTTGTACCTAGAATTGATAATGTTTCTCAGGGTGATAGCATCATTGCATCAACCTCAATCCCATTCATTCGCTCTAGAAATATTGATGTCAATATCGCTAGAATGAAACCAAGAACTTCGTTCTTTGCATTCTTTGATGGTAAAAATATCGATGATTTCATTGTTCCCAAGGTTCTTGAAGTTGTAAAAGATTCTTCAGTTGATGCTAGAACTAATGCAACCCCATTTGTTGTTGGTGAAACTGTTACTGGATTAACTTCTGGTATTCAATTCAGTGTCTCTGCTCCTAATGATCATTACGTATTTAATCCATACGATGATGCGGATATGCCTACATCCTACGCATCTACAACTAATTTCATTAACGTAGACACGCTTGCTTTAGCAGCACAAGCACAAGGTGAATATTATGGAAATATTCAAGTTGGAGAAGTTCTTCAGGGGGCGTCTGGTGCTACGGCAGTTGTTGCTAACAGAAGAATTATTTCAGATAGATTAGGACAATTTAGAGGTTCGTTATTTATTCCAGACCCTAGTGTAGATTCTAATCCTAGATGGCAAACTGGTGCTAGAACTCTCCGTTTCACAACTAATGCAACTGATAGTAGACTTGCTGGTGCAGTTGCTTCTTCTGCAGAAGTTGAGTATGAAGCATCTGGTACTTTGAATACACTCAGAGAAAACGTTCTTGCTGTTCGTAATGCTGAGATCGTTCGCGATACAGTAACTCAGAGAAGAACTCTTCGTACAACTCGTACAAACCGCCGTCAAGTTGGTTGGTGGGATCCCCTGGCACAATCATTCCTTATTGAAGAGCAAGGTGGTGTATTTGTAACATCAGTCGATGTTTACTTCAATGCTAAGGATGATAATATCCCCATCTCTATGCAGATTCGTACAATGGAGAATGGTTATCCAACAACAACTATTCTTCCTTTCTCTGATGTTACTATTACACCAGTTGATATTCAAACATCAGAAACTGGTGCAATCGCAACCAAGTTTGTATTTAGAGCACCTGTTTACATTCCAGAATCCATCGAGCATTGCTTTGTTCTATTCTCAGACTCTAACGAGTATCAGGTTTGGATTTCTAGAATGGGAGAACTAGATATTTCTGGTGATAGAACAATCTCCGAGCAACCTTATGCTGGTGTACTATTCAAATCACAGAACGCAACTACTTGGACAGCAGACCAGTATGAGGATCTTAAGTTCTCTCTGTATAAAGCAGCATTTGACACTACAACACAGTCTACTATTGTTTTAAATAACGCTGACTTGAATATTGGTAATGCTGGCAAATTGAGACTCCCAGTTGATCCCGTTCAAACATTCCAACCCGAATTGCAACTTGTCACTAATTCAACATCAATTAACTATACTATTGGTGCTAGAATTTACCAGAAGACGACTTTGGCAGAGGGTACTATTATCAAGTTTACCGAAAGTGCTGGTGGTAACATTGTTACCATTAATGATATTTCTGGTAGTTGGCAGCAAGGTTCGGACACTGGTGGTGTTATCATCAACAGAATCGTTTCATCTAAGACATTAGCAACAATGGTTGTCGCTGGTGCATCTGGTGACTTTGAAGTTGGTGAAACAATTACTGGTAACTCAGCAACTGCTCCTACTGCAGAAGTTGTTTCTTGGGATAGTGGAACTAATACGTTAACTCTTAAGTATGTCTCTACAGTCTTTACTGTTAGTACTGAAACTATTAGTGGTGGAAATACTACGGTAACGGCAACTGTAGATTCAATCACATATTCTGGTGATGTAACATCAGGTTCTCCTCTTGTCGTAAATGATGCCTTCGTAAGCACAAGTCCAACATATAGCACAGGTCAAAGAAAAGTTAGAATTCGCCACAGAAATCATGGTATGCATGATGTTGACAACAACGTCGAAATTACTAATGTTGAATCTGAAGTTGGCGAGACATATTTAACTTCTTCAATTTCTAATTCAGATACTACAATCTCAGTTAATGATTCTTTGGCATTCCACCAAAGAATCAATGGCGGATCTGTTGGAACATCCAATCCTGGATATATTAAAATTGAAAATGAAATTATTTCTTACTCAGCAATTGCTGGTGATGGTAAATCTATCACTGTATATGAAAGAGGAGTTGGGTCTACTACTGCTGTAGCACATGCCGATGAATCTATCGTTCAGTGCTACAATCTTGATGGTATTCCTCTAACAGAAATTAATAAAACGCACATTGGAATTTCATCTCCAACTTTAGATTCTTACGATGTCACTACTACTTCTATTAGTAGTAGGGGTATAAATGCTGGTGGTATCAATGTAGTTGCTTCGCAAAATATTCAATATGAAATTCTCTCCCCACAACTACAAACACTGGTTATGCCTAATACGAGTCTGAATGTGAGGGTTAATACTGTAAGTGGTTCATCTATCAATGATGGCGAAACTTCTACCCAAAATTCCTTTGTTAATGATGGATTATTTAATGACATCTTATTAGAAGATGATAATTATTTCGATTCACCTCAAATTATTTGTTCTAAGGCGAATGAAGATGCTGAACTTGGTGGTGCTAAGTCGTTCAGAATGGATGTAGCAATGGCAAGTGAGAATCCTAATCTCTCGCCTGTTTTTGATACAGATCGAATGTCAGCAACTCTAATTAGTAGCAGGATTAATAATCCTGCTAATTCTAACTCAGCATTGCTCCCAACTGGTGACGAACATGATGCAGTTTACATTAGTAAAGTTGCAGCACTAACAAACCCATCAACGTCAATTAAATTGATGTTCTCTGGGTATCGTCCTCCCAATACATTTATTAAACCACTATATAGAGTGTTACCTAAAGGTTCGACAGAATCTATTGAAAATCTAGGATTCCAGTATTTCCCAACAACGGATGCTACAATTCCTCCAACTCAAGAGGAAGAAATCTACAGAGATTATGAATATGAGGTAACGGGATTGGATTATACTCAATATCAGATTAAAATTCTTCTGATATCGCCTAACCAAGCGTATACACCAATCATCAAAGATCTTCGTGGAATCGCTCTTGCTGTATGAGTCAACTACCTGTAAAAGGGCATGATGATTGGTATCGAGACTCCCAGAAAGGGAGTTTTGATAATTCCAATAGTGCCGAATATAATAAATTTATGTCAGCATATCAAGCTAGACAAAAGGAATCTAGTGAAAAAGAGGCTTTACAAAATGATGTTTATCAGTTAAAATCTGAAATGAGTGAGATCAAGTCTCTCTTACTAACGTTAGTTCAAAATCGAGAAACACATTATGACAATTGAAAAAGTATCTCAAGATGAAATGCTTGTGCAGTTCAAAGAAAGATATTCAAAACTGATTGATGAAAATCAGAAGATGGCATCACAAATTAAGGAAAATGAAGTTCAAGCATTGAAACTCCAAGGTGCTATTGAAACTCTTGAATATTATAATACTCAAGAAGAAACTGTTTCAAATCCTCCAGATCAAGACGAAACAGAAGAATAATTACTAGGGGACTACGGTCCCTTTTTTTATTGCATATAAATAACTCAGAAGCGTAATCTCTCACCTTTTCGGGAATGGCAAATAGAATTCAGTTAAGACGTGGCTCGGCTACGCAGTGGAGCAATTCAAATCCTACGCTGGCGCAAGGCGAATTAGGAATTGAACTTGATACAGGCCGTATCAAAATCGGTGATGGTGTTACTGCATGGAACTCACTTAGGTATGAAAGACCTATTGAGTCAGTTTCTGCTACGGCAAATACATTGGTTCAGCGTGACGCTGATGGCAATTTTGCTGCAGGTACAGTAACAGCAACTCTTATTGGTAATGCTTCAACATCAGATCGTCTTTCTTCTACTAGACAAGTTTCACTTACAGGTGACTTAACTGGTTCTAATACCTTTGATGGTGGTGCAAACCTTCCTATCAATGCAGAACTTTCACGTATTACTACGCTCCCTCATTATTCTAGTGAGAATAGTGCTGCGACAGGAACTTATACCAAAGTAGTAGTTGACTCTAAAGGTAGAATTACTAATGCTTCTAATCCAACTACTATTCAAGACTATGGTTTAGATACCAGTATTGTAGGAACAGGTGCTCAACCATATGATTTAGACCTTGCTTCAATCACCAATCTTACTGACGGTGCTGCTGGTTTTGGTATTATTTCTAGAACATCTACTGGCAATATTACTGTTAGAGATATTGTAACAGCATCAACTCAACGTGTTGTTGTTAATAATGGAGATGGCATTCTAGGTAATCCTGAAATTGATCTTGGTCTTACTACGGTTGTTCCTGATACGTCATTGTTTTCTCAGGGTTTATATAATACGGAAAGTCTTACATCTGTAAGTTCTGTTGGTGCAAATGGAGAACTTCTTGGTACTGAAACTGTAAATACAGTTAAATTCACAGTAGACAAGTACGGTCGTCTTCAAAGTGCAACAAATGTACCTATTGCTACTGCTACTGAGGGTAGTAAGTATGCGGTATATGCAGCAGGTACAACGTATGTTAGATATGATATTATTGAAGATAGCAGTAGAGTATATCAAGCAATTACAGGAATCGCTGCAGGTGGCGGTGCTCCAACTCATACTGATGCTACAGATGCTGGTGGATGGAGATATCTCGGTGCTGCAACAGTTGAACAGAAAGGACTTGCTTCTTTCGCACAAGAAGATTTCGATGTTGACAGTAACGGGCATGTAACTATTGCTGCTGTTGGTGTTGATAATACACAATTACA